AATTCTTTTCTTATAACGAAATTGCTTTCGTTTATCTTTAAAACCATTCAAAAAACTCACTACATAATGGTGATCCCTATTCAGCTCCTGTTCTTTCTTAATATTTAACCTTACATTATAATCTGTATCTTTCAAAGATATATATTTCTTACCTTTATCTTTCGCATTCTTATAATATTGTTTCATAATAAATTCTACATTATCAATATCTTCGATCTCATCCGTTTTACAGTATTTTTTGATGGAATCTAATCCATGGATAGAACATCGTATGTTTGATACATTATTCTTGAATTCACATCTTATATCTAAAGTGGTTGATTCTTCGATCAGAGTATAGTTCTCTTTACATTGATTTATTAATAATAGGAATGTTTTCTTATCTATAGGGTTTTTATGATGTGAGCTACCGAAAATTAATTCAAGTTCAACATCTTTTGTTAATAAATGTTGTTCTATATAGGAGAGAAAATTTTCCTTATCATTTTGAAATAATTCCATAAATATATTAAAAGTATAGTTTTTTTTTTAAATATCTTGAGTATAATGTTTCAAATTTATATCCTCATATAGTTTTTTTTTTAATTTCTTCTTCCCTGAACTATCCTCGACTAATGGAACATCATTTTCAATAGCTATAGTTTCTAATTCTTTTAGTTTGTATTTTGTAATTGGCATTAAATATGGTTTATAAATATAAAGATCCTTCATATCAAATGAAAGGATTTTATTCAGTCCATCTAAATTAGTTGATTGATTTGACGTTTCAACAATAAGTTCATTCATAGGAAACCAGGAGTTATCTTTATATATACAATATAGCTTTTCATAGTTTTTCAATGATGTTTCATAAAACATATTTGTATCTTCGTTATAGATAACACAATTAATCTTATAATATTCATTCAAATAAAGGACCGATGAAAGCATATTCTTATGTTGAAGGCCATTTTGAATCATTAACATTGTGAATTTTCGAGAATAATTGTCCTTTAGAACAACATTTGAAGCAATTTCTAATTTCTTATTTGAGATGAAAGGGTTTTTTTGAGATTCACTATATGAACTGTATTCAATTTCATTATTTCCAATAATTATCTCACAGATATCGTCGACGCCCTTTTTTATACTCCGTTGAACCCCTTCTAAATAATTTGATTCTTTAATCTTCTTTGAAAAGTTATTTGAACTGTTTTCAAATAAATCAATAAATTCCATAATATATTTCTTATAGTTAAACACTTAAATATTATCAAATTTATAAATTATATTTTTTTGAAGCATTTATTATCTCCTGTTCATTATTAGTAAAATCTTGAAGTTGTAATGTAAACCTAGCCTTTTTTTGGTAAACGTTATTATCCATATCCCCATTAATGATTATATCTTCGTTATTGATTGTTTCTTTATCTATATAAATAGTATCATGTGATTGATTAATAGTACTTTCATTATTTTCTTCATAATCCATCAAGTTAATAATAATTTGATAAATAAGATTAATTAATTCATCTTCAAGGGCACTAAGGTTTAAAAAAATACCATTACTATTTTTAGTAAATTTACATGCTTTAATATTAATTAAATCAATGATTTGATCATGATTCTTGATTTTATCAATATTTTCATAAATATAATACTTCTTTCGTTTAATTTCGTCTTCCATAAAAAAAGAATGTTTAAAATAAACCAATATTAAATCATAATGAATTAAACCTACTCTACCGGACGAGCAATCACTTGAATATTATCAGAATAATATTTAATACGAGAACCAATCACAATAATATCTAGTCTTTGACCAACTGTTAAATCATGAATATTCTTTGAGCTCTCTTCAAAATATTCTCTTGGAACCATTACTACTAATGGACTATCTTCATGAGTATCTCCATCCTTTAACTTAATATATCCAATTACACCCATCTTATTAATATTATTAATAAATATTGTAATCTCATCATTTTCAGATGGATAAATTAATTGAGCTTTGTAGGTAATGAAATATTTAATTACACTTTTTCCATTTGTTGTAATCACTTTCCCAATATCTCTTTTAATAATTTGAATACTGTCACGAATGATATAACCATCTTCATGACATTTCCCCTCAATAGTATCCTTTAGTTTATATTTAATCATATTATCGATATCATTGTTTAGGTCCTTAGGATTGAGAGATAAGACTGTTTTTAATAATTGTTCACTTATATAAGTCATATTATATATTATATATACACTTTAATATTGTTTAAGTAAATAAATTCAAATTTATTCAATAAATTTTAAAAATACTAAATCGTAGGGTAAAAACACATGTTTTTTCCTCTTCGCCTTTTCTTTATTCCTTATAATCATCTCAATTAATAAATAAAGAAAATGTTTTGTCTGATATTCTAAATCTGGATCTTCTTTAATTAAAATATCATAGGTATCTGGGAAATATCTCTTTATAAAGTCTCTTAAACTATTCTTCTTGGAGATTTGACTTACAATTCTTCCAGGTAATTTATGAGGTTGATTTAATTTATTATCGACTAATTTAAAAGTATATTTTCCATTCTCCATTTTAAATGGATAACCCCATATAGCTTCAGTCTTTAAAATATCAACCTTATCTTTGATCTCTAAGAAGTTTCCTTTAATATTCATCCGAATGAGATTACCATCCCCTAATTCACTGAGTTCGTAAAAATCTCCATTCTGATAAATAAAATATGAATAATCATTTTCTATTTCTTCAAGTTCTTGAATACCTTTTTTCTTTTTTTGATGAAACTTAGTTGTATTCATTAAAAAGAATCCAACAGTATTTTTAGTATTCTTACCCAATATACTATATTCGCTATTTACTTTGTGTATTAGATTATTCTTAAAATGTTCAAAAATCTGTAATCTTAATTTATCAACGATCTTTCCATTCTCAATATATTCTTTTACAATATCCTTGAGAAGAACTAATTTCTCCCCATACAATAACATGTCAAATTGTATGTCGATGTAGTTGTTTTCTTTAAATCCACGAATATATTCATTAAACGAATAATCTTTTTGAAATAATTCTTTATTTGAGATCATTTCAGTTAAATCCTTAATAACCTGTTCATATGTATAAACTTTTACTTCCTCCCCTTCTTCTTCAAATAAGTTATCTCCCAGTGGTATATATCTTTGTATATCAGTTATTACTGTAGTATTACGATAGTATAATGGTAAAGATTTTTCATGAATATTATGGGGTTGGAAAAGATAGTATTCATTTTTATTTATTAAATATCCACTTTCACGTTCTTTATTCCACAATGTTACTTTTTGATCCATTATATTATAAAGACTATAGTATATTACTATAGTGTTTGTGTCAATTGCTTCCATAATATATTCGTTCAATTCATTCATTGTATAATAGTTCTTGATTTCATACAATTCGAGGATAATTTTTTTAATCTTTTTAAATAAATCTTTTGAATTTTCCATTGTAAATGTATCGTAATTAATATCTTCTTCACGAATAGTATCACAATTACATGTATATTGACATTCACCATAAGAACATATTTTTGAAAACTCTTTATCATTTACTTCATGGTTCTTGATTGAATCTCCACGACTTGTGACTAAATCAATTGGAAATAATTTTTTCGCATTGATTAAATTAATTTCACGGTTTAAATAACAATCGACAGCATTTTCTTTCAGGATATTCTCAACTTGACCAATTATGATTGCTTTCTCTTCCGCCTTACGATAAGTATAGGTATCAATAGATTCGGTTTCTTCTGAAACCCCCGCAACATGAAGGTATACTAAAACATTCCGTTCTTCTTTTGGTAATTGAATATGTGAACAGAATCTTATTCCACGACCAATAATTTGTTCTATCCTTGATAAATGAAACCATGGATCTAAGATATGCATCTCACGAATATTCTTTAGATCTAGTCCTTCAGCAGCAACTACATTACCTATTACAATCTTTATATTCTCTCCATGGACATTCTTATTGGAGACTAATTCTTTAATTTCTTCATCATTATTAGGGGATAAGCTCTTATTTCCAGATAGAATAATATATTTTGCCTGTTTCCCCTTCTTTTTTGACATTGGATTCCAATTATAATCGATGGGTTCACTTTTTGTTCCTTTTGAAGAAGGTGACCAATCAGGATAATTTAATAAATTTTTTGAATACTTCTCAAAACCCATATGTTCTAGAGCGAGTGCGAGAGGAATAATTCCCGAAGGGAGAAATTCTGAATAGATAAATATAATCCCTTTCGGTTTCTTTTGTTGAAACCCATCCAATAGATTTTTTATCTTTGATGAAACCATACCAATATTATTAATATCAAATAAAGGTATAAACCCCTTTGATTTGATAAAATCCTTACGATAAGAAAACATATTTTTCTTATTTTGAACCAATTGAAATAACCCTTTACCACCATAATTGTTTTGGAAGTTATCTTTTGTTATATTCCCATTTCCCGATAATATATCAATGGATGGATAAACAATATTTGAGATCTGAATACCAAACCTTCTTTCAGTAATCGAAATACTTGATGAATGATTCAAGGATTCTATGAAACTCTTGTATCCATCCGATTGATATGATTCCATCTGATTGTAGTACATCTTTAGGAACTTAAAACGGTAAATTTCACTACCATACTGTTCTCCATAAATATCTTTTTCAGGATATTTAGTTAAACATAATGGATCATCAATTCCTTTATTATCAGGGTATAATCTTATAGGAAAAGTTACAGGATTTTCACCTCTTACATAAGAAATATATCCACGTGTCTTCTTTTTTAATAATAATGCTCCTTCCTCGGTGAGGTTTTCATCTTCATCAAATATTTCTTTATTTGAAATGGTAGGTCTCTTGTCGTTTTTTAGAAGTAGATTAAGGACCCATTGTATTTCTGTAGCTCGATTAAACATCGGTGTCGCTGACATAACTATTAACCGCAAGTTATCGCTATAACGTATGACTTTGTCTAAGAACTTTACAGTATCCTTGCTATAATTATCAAGAGCATCATCTCTTAAATTGTGAACTTCATCAATAATAAGGACTCTATCTGAAAAGTAGTTTTTAATAACTTGTTTTTCTATTTCATGGATCGTCTTATTTTTTGATGAAAGGCTTTTCACTTTGATTAATTTTTTTACCTTATTTGAAAATTGTTGATAACCATAAAACTCATAATATTCTTTAATTAATTTCTTTACCCTTCCTGAAGTATTTGCTTTTTGATTCATTGATCGTATGATATTCTGAAAATTCTCCCCATTGCATTGATTGTCTCCCTTTTCAGGATCATAGATCGTATTCATCCAATTCGCATGAATATTCTTGGAAACTAAACATATTATCTTTTTATCCTCTTTCTTATATAAATCAATAAATGAATTACTAATGGTAACTGCGGAACAAGTCTTACCCACACCAACTCCGTGGAAAATAAGTATACTTTTATAAGGGGTATTTTTATTCATAAAGTTTTTTAGAAAGTTTTGATGGTTTCCTAATTCAAAATCCTTTGAAAAACATTTATCCTCTAATTCGATTAGATTTAGTAGTCCTTTACAATGAAAGAATTCTGCTTTTTTAGATAATTCAGTATTAAAATCACTATCACTATAATCAGGATAAGAATTATAATTCTTATGAATTATATCTTTTTCTTTTTTATCAATATCCTTATTATCAATAATAAATTGGATAATTTTCATAAATTTTTCTGATTTCTTATTGTTATCTTGTAAATAAGAACGTTTATGTTCGTAATACATACGATATAGATCAATATAACTCTTTTTTTCAAGATCTTTATATAATTGAAGCTTATTTCTCTTATCCATATAATATATACTATAATTTTAATAAAAAAATTTTAAAAAAGTAAGGTTAAAAATTATTTTTATTTTATTTCTTATTTCTAAAAAATGGAAATTGTATCCGGTGATGAATGTTTTAAAAAATTAGATTTAACTCAACATGTTCTTTTTTACTTTGCTGCAGGATGGTGTAAACCATGCCAAGAATCCGCACCAATCGTAGAAAAATTATTCAAAGAATATGATTCGAACAAAATTAAATTCTTTAAAGTTGATATGGTAAATGAAGATAACAGGGAATTTGTTGAAACATGTGATGTAAGTAGTATACCATCATTTATCCTCTTTAAAGACAGAAATTATATTGAACGAATTGTAGGGGCTGATATAGAAGGTATTAAAAATTTAATTAATTTTCATGTCTTAGGAAAAGGTGTAAATAAAGTTGTCCGTAATATCGTCCCTCAACCTCAACCTCAACCTCAACCTGAACCTCAACCTGAACCTCAACCTGAAGTAAAAGATTTCTATCCAAATGACTCTTTTCAAGGAGAATATCAAGGGTTTGTATATAAGAAAGGGGATAAAGGTTTAGGTTATTATCGTGAAAATAAAGTTCAGAGTGGGAGTGGAGATGTTGAAGTTCATATGGTCTATGGATCATGGTGTGGACATTCTAAAAATGCTTTACCAGCATTTGAAGAACTAGTTAAAGAAACAAATATTAAAACATCATCTAATAAAACTGTTAAGTTCGTGCTTACAGAAGATAAGAGTGAAGGAATGAAACGATTCAGGGAAGGAGAACCTAAAGTAACAGGGTTCCCAACGTATATGGTTGTAAAACCCGACAATACAATGGAAGAATTAGTCGGACATAACCGTTCGAAAGATAGTATAATTAAAGCGGTTCAATCATTAAATGTATAAATTATTTGATGATTACAATATTCTCATGATTATGAAAAAATTCGAAAACATTTTTAATAATTTTTTTTTTATTTGAATCATATTCACGGATTCGTTGATAACATTCTTCTTCGGTTAACCATTCAATATTCTTAATTTCTGTATATTGATCTTTATTCTCCATATTAATTTTTAATTCAATTAATTCCTGAACCTTACCAATATAATAAACATGTTTATAACGAACACTATTAATACCTTTATACTCCTCAATTAATGGAATAATATTATTTATTAATTGATAGTTTTCAGGTTGTATGTTTGTTTCTTCTCTAAATTCACGTATCGCACAATCTTTATTATTTTCTCTTCCTTTCCTTCTTCCTTTTGGTATTTCCCATTCATTCATCTTATATTTGATGGATGAATCTTGAATAATACTACCTAAAGAATATGTATGGCTTTCAGTTCTAACACCTTTTTTAAGGTGTTCAAAGATAACTTTACTTTTTTGATATTCTTTCTGTATTCTTTCATTTACTGTGTCAGTATGGATCCATAACTCTTTCCATAAAGTATCAAATTCCTTTGTTAATAATCTTTTCTTCTCTTCTTCTGTCATACGTGAAACTAATAATTTAATATATTCATGGTTTGAAGGGTTCTTATATCTACCCCTTATAAACTCAATATAAGATAAAGAATCTTTTCTTTCAACCATTATAATACGATATTTACATTTACCATCGTTTTCTGTTTCCTTATGATAGAGTATGATTCCATAACTTAATATAGGGTGTCGACAATTCCTATAAATATGACCAAAGTTACCACAATTATTACAATAATTTTCCATATCTTTCTTTTGTTCTTTTCTCTTAAATATTATATATAATTATGTTATAGGTAATGGAACCAAATATATGGGGACCTTCTGCTTGGACATTCTTACACACAATTGCCCTACAATATCCAGAATTACCCACTGATGATGATAAAAAACAATACTATATATTCTTTAATTCATTGAAAGATGTTCTACCTTGCCCAAATTGTAGGATGCATTATTCAGAACATTTAGATAAATTCCCAATACAACTTGAATCAAGGAAAGAATTATCTGAATGGTTAATTGATATCCATAATGAAGTAAATACTATGACAGGAAAACGTAAGCATTCCTACGAAGAAGTGAAAAAACAGTATGATAAACTATATAGTAATAAACAAACCAATGATTATAAGAATTCAAGTTTCTTAATTATCCTTGTAGTAATTATTATTATTGGATATTACTATATGAAAAATTATGGTAAATAATGTATTTTCCATCGTTTCATTTAGTTTTTTTTTCTTTTGTATAAATAAATGCCACGTCCTAAGAAATTAGTTGTTGAAAAGTATCTTACAGATAAACAAGTATCGGACCTTGAAGGGACATGGATTGATGAATCATTTTTAAAACATCCAGTATTAAAAGAGAATACAGATGTTTACTATAAAGACGAAAATGGTGATGAAGTAATTCTTTTAAAATTTAGAAAAAACTGTATCTCAAATTCATTAATCCGTAATGGTTGGACATCATATAAGGATCTAGCAAAACCAAGTAGAGGCCGCGGAGCCTCCGCTGGACCAATTGATACAGGGAGCCAATACTGGAGTAAAAGAACCCTTACAGATACAAACAAATGGAGCACAAGTTATATGATCAAAGATGGAAAAGAAAAAAGCCGGATGAAGGTAAATAATCAAGTAGCATCTAATCCTATTGGCTTCTACGAAGAATCAAAAAACTTTTGTAAGCTTCCTTGTCGTTTAACACATTTTACAAGGACAAATTATCAAAAATACAAAGAAGGTTTACCATTTATCCAAAAGATTAGTCAAATGTTTCAACATTTAATCCCTAATGCCTATGAAAAACAACTTGAACAAGCAAATAAAAAACCTCATCTAAAAATACCAGAAACACCCTTTTCAACAATTACAATTAATCGTAACTTTCGAACAGCCCTACATAGGGATGCTGGTGATTTTAAAGGAGGATTTGGTAATCTAACTGTTATTGAAAGAGGTAAATATCACGGTGGTTATACAATCCTACCTCAATTTGGAGTTGCTGTTGATGTAAGGACGAATGATTTCTTAGCAATGGATGTTCATCAATGGCATTCGAATACACCCATCTATGAAACAGAAGAAGATAAAGCTTTTAATGAAACATTGGAACCTGCTTTTAAAGATAATCCAGAAGTAGGGACAGTGGGTATCTATGAAAAGTATACAAGGCTAACATTTGTTTGTTATTTAAGAGAAAAAATTGTAAATTGTCCTGATGAAATACCTGAAGAATTTTTAAAAGAGTCAGGTCATAGTAAAATTGTTTTAAAAGAAGTTTAAAATAATTTAAAAATATATTCACCTTTTTTTATAATATGAGTAAGAAGATTGTTGAAAAACCAAGTATTTCTTTAGTCACTATTCTCCATGACAATATTGACTTCTACCCATTACTTCAACACCATTGGGATACTTTAAATTACCCAAAAGATAAACTTGAATGGATTATTATTGATGATTCAAAAGAGGATCATAGTAATCAAATACCTATTCATGAAAATATTTTATATTTTCGCGTGAATTCATCCGATTATTTAGAAAAAATTGAATTCCCAAAAGATGATGAAAAGGTGACATGGAATTATTTCAATACAATGGGTATTTTAACAAATGGTTTTAAAAGGGATTATGCTGTCGGTATGGCAAGTCATGATTATATTTTTCACCTCGATGTAGATACCATTTATCAACCAAAAGCAATCGAAAGGAAATTACGTTTCCTAAGAGATAATCATTTAGAATGTGTTTATTGTAAGTCAATGTTGTGTTATGATATCTATGGGAAACAAATGTATAAAACAGAAAATAAGATTGCCGGTTATGAATCCACTCTTTTCCATACAAAAAGATTTTGGAAAAAGAGTGGATTTAAGTGGGAAGATATTCAATCAGAAGCTGTTTCTTTCTACTATAATAAAGGATCAGAAAGGAAAATGGATAATTACTATGATACAATAAAATTACTAAGTATCCATAACCTGAATCAATATCAACCAGTAAGAGTGACTATTGAAAATATGAATATTCAAATACCAGAAATAGTGAATACAATCCAGGTGAAAGATCACCCATTAAAATATGAATTGAATGATCTTTTTTATCAAATGAATATTAAGGTATTGTCTATCAATTCGGATATCATTGACATGATACAAAAAGATGACTGGATGGTCGAAAAAGTATCTTATGATAAAAAAGAAAAAGAAAAGAAATTAATTCAAAAGGTGGAAGGATTTAATCAAGATTTTGATTTATGTATTCTTAATACAAAATTCCCTATATGGAATATCTTTTCAAAAATAAAGTTTAAGTGTATTATTAACGAATCAGACAAAAATAGAGAACAGATGGATTCTATTCTAAAGAAAAATGATTATTTATTATTTCATAATTTATACATCCATAAAGAACATTTACTCAAATAAATTTTTTTCTATATTAGTATTAAAATGGCTCAACTTGTAGAAGGCTTTAGTAATATGTTAAATGAAAAGATTGTTCAAATCTCTTTGGTTGGAGGTATTTTATTTTACATCCTCGCTACTCCTGAAATTTTCGCATTTATGGAAGACCTACTCAAGAAAGTTGGTATCGTAGTTAATTATGATATTGAACTTAAAGGTCACAACCTACTTATCTTCCATTCTGTATTATTTGCGGTTTTCATGGGTCTCTCTGTAAAATATATCCTTGAACCCGTTTTTTATGCTAACAATGGACTCTTCCAATAATATCTTTTTTTAAAATATTTAAACAAAATAATATATTCATTTAATAAAATGAATACACTCAAAGAAAAAGCAGAAAATAATCTAAAATACATTTTAGAAATGGGAGAAAACGATACATTCATAAGTGAAAGAGGAAAATTGGTCCCTCAAGAAGATTTTGTCCAAGTAAATAATCTTACTGATCTTGAATATGCTATTTATTTTACATTTCATCAATATCTATTATCTGATAATATGAATAAGATCTATAATCATAACCTAATCCAAAAACTGGATACTTCAATAGATAACCTTTACGATAATAAACAATTTAATGAACTACTTAGTGAAGAACATTTTGGTCAAATTATGGAAGATATTGATAATAAACTTACCCAATTAAAGGAAAGTTATTATTATCAAAGTCCATTTTTTATATTCTTTAAAAGATATTATAATCTATATAATTATTGTAAAGGTATTCTCAACGAGAATAATGACATTATTAGTCGTCTATTAAGGAGAGCTCAAATAGATGTCCACAGAGAATATTATAAGGAAGAAGATGATGAAAAAGATAGTGAAGAAGATGGTGAAGATGAAGAGGGTGAAGAAGAAGAGGGTGAAGAAGAAGGTGAAGAAGAGGGTGAAGAAGAAGGTGAAGAAGAAGGTGAAGAAGAAGAGGGAGGAGGAGAGGGAGGAGGAGAGGGGGAAGAAGAAGATAGTGGTAATAGTGATTATGAAAATGGTTCAGATGTAGATTGAAAACTTATTTAAAAAACAAATACAATACAATAATAAATGAAACTTAATCTAATTTATTCTCAAGGTTATGTGAATAAAATACCAAAACAAATTATAGGGGTGAATAATGATCTATATTGTAAAGTTAAATCTGATTTAAAAATGTTTCAAACAATTACAACAACAAAAATTAATGGACGAGAAAATGTAATCGTTATGGGATACAATACATGGAAAAGTATTGGACGAATACTAAAGGATCGCATAAATATTGTAATTTCTAAGAACCATAGTGATGAATTAAGGGATATTGATGGACTTTTAAGTTTTGAAAATCTCGAAGAATGTTTTCAATCCTTAAAAAGTAAAGAATATGGGAAAATTTTTATTATTGGTGGTTCTTCTTTATTTGAAGAGGTTTTTAATGATTATTATCCTTTCATTGATTTAATTTATCAAACACAATTCTATCATTTAGATGATAACAGTAGCATTACTCAATCGAAATTAGATGAATATGATACTCGATATATTTCCATTAATATGAATACGAATAATGATTTCACAATAATTAAAGATGAGCAAAAGGTTGAAGAAGGAGAAGTTTTTGATTTTCAAACCAATGAATATATTTCAAGAGAGATTACTTATTCTGAAAAGATCTATCAATTCAAACAAAATATCAATTCTCAAGAATATCAATACTTAAATTTATTAAGAGAGGTATTCAAAGATGGTTTTAAAAAAGAGTCAAGGAATTCCGTCGTATATTCTTCTTTTGGTTCAAGGATGAAGTTTGATTTAAGAGAAGGGTTTCCTCTCTTAACAACAAAAAAGATGCCCTGGAAAACGATTCTAAGGGAATTGTTATGGTTTATGAAAGGTTCAACCAGTAATAAAGAACTTCAAGATAAAAATGTTCATATTTGGGATGCGAATGCTTCAAAAGAATTTTTAGAATCGCGAGGTTTATCTTATGAAGAGGGTGATCTAGGGCCCGTTTATGGATTTCAATGGAGGCATTTTGGAGCAGAATATAAGGACCATACGACAGATTATCAAGGACAAGGTATTGACCAACTTCAATGGATAATTAATGAAATTAAAGAAAATCCATCGAGCCGACGATTAATAATGAATGCGTGGAATCCGGTGGATTTAGATAAAATGGCTTTACCACCATGTCATGTCATGGTTCAATTTAATATTGAAGATAAATACATTGATGCTCAACTCTACCAGCGTTCGGGAGATATGTTCTTAGGTGTTCCATTTAATATTTCTTCCTATTCATTCTTACTACATATTGTAGGGAAAATAACAGGATATGTCCCAAGATATTTTATACATATTATTGGTGATACCCATATCTATGAAAACCATATTGACGCTGTGAAAAAACAATTATTAAGGATACCATGTCGTTTTCCATCCTTAATAATAAATGATATTGAATCGATAGATAATATTAAGGAAGAAGATTTTAATATAATTAATTATCAATATGGACCATCCATCTACGCAGAAATGATTGCATAATTAAAAAAAAATATCTATTATTTAAATAAAAATGAGTTGTAAATGTGGAGTAGGTGTGCCAAAACCAAATGATGAAGAAGTTATTAAATATGCTCCATTGAACGAAGCATTTAAGGGAAGTTATGGTAATTTTACTAAGTTTGAGAAATTATTAATTATTACTATCATAATAATATGTTTCTTTTTATACAAAGAATCTAAAGTATAATAATATTTTTCTTAAGTGCCCCCCTAGCTAATTTATCAGCAATATCATTTCCATACGAATGTTCGTCATTTGTTCCACTATGTGATGGAACATGAATAATATTAATATTTGAGAACGTTTTATAAAGATGATATGTTTTTTCGATGATTGAAAGGTTCTTTTTATTTTTTAATAAATTATTTCTTAACCATTTTTCATACCATTCAAGTAAAATTGATAAACAATATTTTGAATCGGTATATATTTCGATTGGAATATCAATTTCATTTTTTTTGATTAAATTTAAACATTCATAAATTGCTCTCATTTCGGCATAATTATTTGAATGATGATCCATATGAAGTGGTTGACTTACATCTTTAATCTTGATTGAATTCTTTTCTGAGAAGTGAATACCAATTGAGGACTTTGCTCTACTATTTCCATTATTAGGACAGGCTCCGTCTGTATATACGATGAACTTGTCTTTATTTATTTTTGGAGTATATTCATTAAGAGAATTGATAGATTCTTCGTATAGTTTTGAATGGTTTTGTTGAAACCATAATTGTGAACATAACCATTTTATATATTGTCTGTCTTTTTGAAACACTTCAGAGACCGATTGATTCTTATATTTACCAAATGTAAATGTTAACATAATAATTTAATCAATTAAATTTATATTGTATTTTCAAATTTATTCTTTTTTATCATCAATTCCATCTAAAAAATCATTTTCTTCAGGTGATAATTCAGGTTCAGGTTCAACAACATTAATAATCACTTCAACCTTTGATTCACCCTTTGATTCACCCTTTACTTCCTCCATTACTTCCTCCATTACTTCCTCCGTTACTTCCTCCTTTACTTCCCCCTTTACTTCGTCCATTACTTCCTCCTTTACTTCCTCCTTTTTAACGGACTTTTCTTTCATTACTTCTTCCTTGATTTCAAGTTCTTCTTCATCGTTTATTTCTGGGTGGATATCATGTCTAAACTTTGCTTCTTCCTTCTTTTCAATTTCTTTTACTTTCTTAATTAGATCTAATTTTGTATCATTATCCATATCTTCATCAATAATTACATCTTCAATTCCCTCCATAAAGTCTCTTTGATTAATTTTTATGGATGGGTCAAGTTTATAAATTGTACATTTATCTAAACCATTACAAATGGAAGGCTTACAAACTTCATAATTCTTAAATTTACTATTGAATTGGTTAATGATACCATCATCGATAATTGGTCCAGCTTCAATTAAACGATCATATTCTGCCCTTGATAACTTTAAGAAATCACTTTGAAGGACTCTCCTTGAGGGATCTAATGCTAATTCAATTGCTATATTTCTTTGGAGCTTACCCCAAGAAACACCTGCAATACGATGGGCTTCCATTAATTCTGCTACTTTTAAGAAGTTTTGTAAGGTGGAAATAATCCCTGCAAAAATATTTACACCTCCAACAGCTGCTGAAGCAATTGACTTACTTTCAGCTGGAACAAATGAATCCATACCGACATTTGCGGCACCAGTGAGCGTTGATAAAATAATTACAGGGATTGAAAAACAGTAATACCATTTACGATATGATTTTTCACATCGTCCATGAAGCCAACGATAACAAGAAGCCTTTTCAGACCATTCGGCTAATAATTCCTCGCATTCATCCGTCCATACGTCTAGAAGTTCTTTCTTCTCTTCCTTCTCTTCTTTCTTATCCTTTTTTTCCATTTTTAATAATAGATATATATTTTTTAATAAAAAAAATTTTAATATATATTATAAATTATAATATAAGAAATGGGAGCATGTAAATCAAAAGTTAAAGGTGGATCATCTTCTTTTGCTGTAAATGAAGCTTCAATTAATCATTTAGAAGCAAAAATAAAAAAAAAACTTCAAAAACAAAGTAATATTTCAAGTAAGAATAGTCTTTCGATCCAAGATGTAACTATCCGAGAAAAAAAGACATTTTCAGAACCATACTATAATAAGACAATGACAATTAAAAAAGGTCCATTTGGTATTGGTGGAACATATGAGAATTGCCCTGTATTTGGATGTGCTTATGATGTTTCACAAACAAGTAGTGTTGATATTATATCCTATAGCAGTAATGTAGTAAATGAAGCTGAGGATATATTCAAAGATATCTCTACAGAATTAAAACAAAAGGCAAAAGCTAAAAAAACAGGTATGAACGCAGGTGCTATAAGTGCGGCGAATAGAGCGATTGATAGTTCAAGAGATTTAGCAATTGAAAATATTCGTTCAAAACTTGTCAATCTAAGTGAAACAAATAGCGCTAGCCTACAAAAAGTAACTATTGAATATGAAACACCACCACGTTGCAAGGACCCTTGTGGGATCACGGAATCAGGAACAAGTGGACCAAAAGTAGATCAATCTGCGATGGTCCATATTCAATCAGCAGATATTCTAAGTAGTACTTTAAAAATAGTCGAAAAAAAATTAGCAGATCATGGAGTTGATGTAAAACAAAGTGTAAAATCAAGTAGTGATGAATGTGTCATCCAGTTATTAATAAGTGGTGTATCATGTTTTGTTTGTGTTCTTATTGTATGGAAAGTATTCAAGATGTTTGAAGGTGGAGCAAAAGGTTTAGCTAAAGGTGCCTCCGGAGCGGCTCAGCAGTTGGCGAATCCAGAAAACTTAAAAAAAATGACGGAAATAGTTAATCCAGAGAACTTAAAAAAGGTAACTGATATGCTTGGTCAAGTCAAAGCAGCTACTGGGAAAGGTAAAAGATAAATAATATTTAATATAAATAATAATATATATGGGTGATAGTGTTTTTGAAGAATTCCTTGATTTTTTTAATTCATTACTTATTGGTAGTTCTACAAAAGATGACGGAACAAATGATGTTCTAAATATTATTCAATCAGAATCTGTTATGGAAGCATCTTCTGCTAAATTAAGTAATACACTTAAGAAATTTACACAGGTGTCTGAACAAAATGTATATGCAGATAAAAAAATAACGATTGATTGTGGAAAAGATAAATTGACAGATTGGCACCTTAAACCAATGGGACAACAATATACATGGTTTGGAGAAGAAATACCAAATACCGCATGTATAAAATATGGTTGTTGTTATGATGTATCTCAAACAGCGAATATTAGTTTAAGCTCAATCCAAGAAACAACAACAAGTGATCATGAAGAAATGTGGAATAAAGTAACACAAGAAATGGAAAGTAAAGTAAAAATGACATTAGGAGAGAATAGTAAACCATCATTAATGTTAAATTCAGCAATTAATGAAGTAAAAAGTTCATCACTTGAAAATATAAAAAAAGTCCTTGAAAATGTTTCCCTTGTAGATATCGAGAGTAAACAAGAAATAGAAATTATAGCAACATCTCCATTACGTTGTAAAAATAGATGTTCAGAACCAGCAACTGCGGGATTTGTGGAACAGAGCCTGAATGTTGAAGTAGCTGTAAATAATATCATTACTGATATTACTAAATCAATTAGTGAAACATTTATTACGATGTCAAGTAAAACAGAATCAACTATCACAAATGTAGATATGAAAAAAATTTATATATTTGCGGCATTATCGTGTTTATTAGTCGTAACTGTATTTATCATATCATATATAATTGTATATTTTGTTCTGAGGTATTTTGGAGGAGGACTGCCTCCACCTGAAATCGCAGTATATCTTGTTTCAATTTTCTTAACGATATTTATTTTTAGTTTCTGGTCAATGATCATATGTATAATAAGGGCAAGTGGTAAGTTATCGGCATTATTCTGTTTCATAAGGTAATGGGGACATAACTATAAAAGATTTATAATATTTATAATATTTATATAATATTATGGGTATCGTTGATTTTCTTAGAGATGTTGTTTGTGCTCCATATAGTATTCCAATTGGTCTAATAAATAATAGAAGACCATTAGGTATGTGTAGTAAAACTACTAAAAAAGAGTTAAAATTACAAGAAACTAGTTCTGCATCGAAAGGTTATCAAGGGAGAATTGGAACACAAAGGTCTGATTTTTCATCATTTACCGAATATGAAGTCCTTAATGCGGCAATTCAAAACATTTTAAGAAGAAATGAAAATATTTCACAACAATCTGTTTCCGCATCACAGCAAAGCACTATATCATGTCCTTTAGTTGTTCCATTAGAAGATGATCCTCGAGGGACTTATGATAGGAAATTAAAAAGCACGGTAGAGACAAAAATTACTGAAAATAAAGATAAACAGAAAATAGAATTACAATCGTTTGATTGTTGTCCTGTAGTTGATCAAAATATAACTATTAATGTCTCTACTTGGGAAAATATAACCGAGACGGATATCCAAGATATATATAACGAAATTGAATTAAATATGGAAAATACAGTTATGGAACAAGGTGGAGAAGCAGTCCCGGGAACGCATGCGAGTGTTCTTTCAAAAATGGGTATTGAAAATGTTTTGATTCAAAAAATTGATGAAATAATCAAAAATACATCAAGTCAAAATGTGAATATTTCACAATCATTAAACTATATTGACCGTTATCAACGTTGTGAACATTTTATGGATGAAGACGGTTTATGGTGGTTCAAACCTAAAAAACTAAATCAAAGTATTACAATTGATGTTCTTTCAAAGAATATCATTGAATCAACAAATCGATTAATTATGAATAATGAAAGTAAAATGGATTCGAAAACAACAGTTGTAATTAATCGTATTACAAATTATCGAGTAATTGTTTGTTCTCTCTTATTAAATATAGTAATCTGCTATATTATTATTAAGATGTTCATGAAATTCTTAGAAAGGATGAATTAATGTTATCATCTTACCTCATCATAGGATATCCACCACCACCCCCTTTCATTGACATCATCATCATCATCATCATGAAACCACAAACTAAGGCTATAACACCACCTATGATTAAAGTATCATCATCATCATCACCCTTACTACTTGTTCCATCTCTATTTCTATTATAGGGGTCACCATATCCACCACCACCATATCCACCACCACCATATCCACCACCACCATATCCACCACTCCCATCATATCCACCACCACCACCATATCCACCACCACCACCATATCCACCTCCACCTCCACCACCACCACCACTTCCTGCTCCACCTCCTGCTCCACCTCCTGCTCCTGCTCCACCTCCTGCTCCACCTGATCCTGCTCCACCTTCATTAATTTGTGAAAAATTACAAGTTTGACTATTACCAGGGTTACGATTAAATCTTCCATATGGATTACCTCCAGGGACGGTATCACCAAGTAATGTTTGATTAGTTACTACGCTCTGTCTACATACTTCAATATTTGGACATTGGGTATTACCTTCTGAACTATAAAAACCTGACCGGGCGCAGTCCATATGGAAACATTCAGGAACGGTTAAACCAGATAAACTCGTCTGAATAGATGGATCGCTTGCAAGGGTTGTCTTATACCAAGTATAATAATCAGTTGGATAATGGCATTTACATAATTGACCCATATCCTCATCAAAATCTGTAAGAATATATGATCCATCTTCTTGTTTGTCAACAGCTGCTGAACAAACTTCCATTAATAATTCTTTCGATTCAGAACTTTCTGTCAACCATCCACTACATAATTCACTATTATATAGATTAACTACATGGTCTCGTTTTCTTTGATTATCTTTAAGTGTATCACTTAATGATTTTGTGCCATCTGGTGTAGGGAATTTACAAATAACGCCTGCGAAGTTCTCAAAGAGAGCGGGTTGAACTTTAGCCCAATTACGACAATGCACTTTCATCTTTATAGTATCGGGGGTATCCTCAACATCCGAATCCCATAAAGTAGTATTATTACATGTAGTTTGAAATACATTGGAACATTTATCGCTCAATTGGTAACATTTATCGAGGCTAGAACCTTGTGGTAACTCACAGGCCACCCCTCCAAGACCAATGGATGCAGATACGGAACTTACCTCTGAACGACAATAATCAACAGGACAATTCTTTACAGAAGTATTATCAGGGTCACCCTGATCACCCATACAACAATCTAGAACATTTAAAGTATCATAATAACTGGTATTCTTTGCACAGAAGGTGATGAGATCGTCCACTTTAGAATTATCATCATAGCTGCCTCCACAACCAGGTGAACCCCAGTCGGATGTTCCATCACCTTGACATTGAAACATTCGGAAACCGGACGGACAACTGTAAGTATCACTTTTGTCTCCATCTGTATCCATTGTATGGTCCGCAATAGGGCTAATTGATTTCGTCCCGCGTCCCGGATATGCCTTGCCAGAAATATTTGCCTGGCTTCTCTCTTCTTTATTATTAGGGGGCATATTCGAACATTTATCCCAGTTTTTACCATATAATGGATCTGTTTCCGCTCTCCCCCCTTCATCCATACAACCATCCCATATTGCATCCCATGATTCCCATGTAAGCTGTTTACATAATCCCTCCTTTCCATCATCATCATCGCAGCCAGAACCTGAACCACCATGTTTGCACCCACATACGGCATAATCCAGATGTCCTTTTGTAGGTCTACCATCAAATACTTTCCAATCATTACTTATTACTGCAGCATTACAAGAACCTTCATTTCCAGATATTATTGGAGGTCCGCCTATTATCCAATTATCAATATTAAAAACCATTGTAATATATTATATTATATTATATATTATTTTATTTTTTAATAGAAAGGAATCTCATTACCTTACTTATTTTTTGACCATTGTAAATGAACCTTCCACATTCCATTTCATTAATCTCATTGACAGGTATTGAAAGGCGGTTTGCGAGTTGTTTTTGTGTCATATTTTTTGAAAGTCTCGCTTGTTGTATCTTTTTTGATAATTCTGGATTAATTTTTTGATGTTTTAAATTGCCTTCTTCAATCTTTTTTTCCATCTTTGTATTTCTTAAATTATCAGATGTAGGTTTCTTTCTTTGTTTCTGATCCTTTAATTTATCCTTTTGATTTAGTTGATTACCATTCTTACAATGGATGATGTATGTTTCCCAATTCTGATGGTCCATTTATTAAAGAATGCTATTTAAATATTTAAATATTTAATGAATTTAATAGACTATATATTAAAAGATGTTAAATGAAATAATATTTCTAATTAGCAATTTCTACGTATTAAATATGATTGAATATTTTATTCATAAATTATCCCATAACCATAAATATGGTGGGATTCTTTATAGATTGCATCATCAACACCATACGATTGATTACCCTCCCCATCGTTTAACTGTGAAAGAATATACAGAAGATAGCCCCGATACTAGAGGACCAAATATAGTAATGGGGACAACCTATTATTTCATTGTTTATCAATTCTTACCGTTATATTATTACCTATTCTTTGCGATTCAAACATCTCTCTTTTTCTATTGTTCAAACATGTTACATGCTTATTATCATCTGGAAGATTCTCCCTTTGAAAAATATGAATGGTTTCGAGAAAAAAAAAGACTTCATCATAAACATCATAGAAATACATGTAAAAATTTAGGAATAGTATTTAATTATGTAGATATGTATTATGGAACATTTAATAAATAATTAAATTTGATTTTATATAAAGGTTATATTCAATAGTTAACTATAATGGATCCGAAACATATTACAAAAACCAGTTTCTGTAATAAAGAAATTGATAATGTTACTGATAACTCAATGAAGAAATATATTCTCGATAATCTAAATATTAAAACAAATATTAAATTTAGCTATAGATATGCTAAAATCTATAATGAACAATTTAAAAAGAACCTCAATAACCCTCATCTTATTTGTTTAAAGAGTTCGGGAACACCATATCTCCTCTTCTGTTCACAAATTAATGATATTAACTATTGTTTCTTAATTGATAAAAAAATCAAAGATGGTTATGAATATCCAAAGATATTCATTGTCCATTATCGCTTTGACCCTGAACTATTTCAAGGGACACTTTTTGAAACAGAACTAATACGTGATAAAAATCAAAACTGGTGTTTGTTAATCGGAGATATTTATACAAAATCAGGTATTTCAATGAAGAATACACAAATTCACGATCGTATGAATCATTGTATTGATATTATGGAAAATAACTATATTGATGACTCCTTCTGTGATATTTGTCCAATAATAATTAAAAAATATTTTGATTATCATAAAATTAAAGAAATATTCTCTGATTTCATACCTCAACTTCCTTATCGGACACGAGGATTTTACTTCGTCCCTTTAAAAACAAGTTATTCAAAGATTCTTTATCTTTTCAAAGATAGTGATTATAAAAAGGCAAATACAACAAATAAAAAATTTATCTCTTTCCGAATTATTCAAACCGTGAAACCTGATGTTTATGAACTGTATTTATACAATGAACAAAAAACAAATATTCAAAAACATTCTTATGCATCTATTCCAGATATACAAACATCAAAATGGGTGAAAGAATTAATTGATACAAAAGATGAATGTATTGTTGAATGTAAGTATAATACATTATTTAAGAAATGGGTCCCTGTAAAAGAAGGAAGAAGCATCGATACAATATTAGATATTAAAGAATGATTATGGGACCTGATAATCCATAGTATCCTCCCCTAGAATACTATCATCGGTATTTGTTAGATATTCTTCTTCGCTTGAAGATGTTGAATCAACCGATTGACGTGATTTTTTACTCACTAATTGATGAAAATATATTGGGATAGCTAGAATATCATTATACTTTTCCAAATAGTTTACTGAAGGGTCGAGGTGTACCAAAGTCATATAACTTTTATTTATGAAGTATAAATTCCTAAGATAATTATAGTATTTCTTTTCAACCTCCATAGATCGACATAACCACGAATCAAGAAGGATTGAAAATGAACGGAAGTATTCTGTTCCATTCACAATGTTTGAAGGAGATCCATGATCCATTGCTTTCTCGAAAATGGACATTCTTCCTTTTTGAAGGGAAAATCTATTCGTGATATAATTCATTAGGAAATCAATTACTTTATCCTTTGGATAGTTATATAGATTCATTAGTTCTTCACAGAATTTGATGATTGTATTCTTTTTTTCATCAAATTCATAATATCCTATCATTGGAGAAGTATAACCACCTTGGGGGGTATCTGGTCCAGGGATCCGAGATGGATTCTCAATGATAGTATTTATTTTAATGATTACTTTATCAATGGTAGGTTCAATCGAATCATAGGCATTATCTCTCAAGGAATTAATATTTTGAAAGATCTTATTTGGAAAATCATGATATGTATCATCTTCTTCGAGTTTCTTAAGATAGAATTCATTCTGTAGGTTTGAATATCCACCAAAGAGAAGTTTCAGGACTGTTTTGATTGTCATTTCACAGACATCAAACGCTGTTTCTGCCTTAATACCAAAGGAATCGGTCCATCTTTTTTTCTTACTTGTATCAATATTAACCTTAATCGGGTTCAAAAGGGCATAATTATCAATTGTAGTATTCAATTCATTAATTATATCCTTGTATTCTTCAAGTCGTTGAATTGATCCTTCACTCTCATTTGAAAGATCTGAAATTTGATTAATCCATCGGGAAATGTGTTGATTAATTAAATCAGTTACAACTGAAGAATTGGTAGTTTTATACAATTTGTCAATGACCCATACCTTGGAACAATATGAATTGTAAATATGGATCAACTTCTTTAATTCTTCCTTGTCCGTTGAAATATTCTTATTAATTAGTTCCTCATTCTTTAGCTCCTGTTTAATACGATTAATCAAAATTGTAGATTGTTTCTGCTTTGAAAGATATTTTTTAAGAATTGAAGTAAATTCGTTGTATCCAGTGATCTCAAGGGTTTCACTAATATCTACCTTTGAAAAATGTTCTGATATCATATCCCTACGTTGTTCATCATCCATGCGATTCCAGTTCCTCCGCCCTACTTCATTGACACCAAATTTCTGAAGGAGTTTCATATCCATTGTAACATTTGGATTATTATGTAGCATACGATAAACAAATGTATCTGCGGCAGAAATTGGAGAAAAATCGCAAGTAATAAACTTATTCTTCTTCATCAAAACATTTTCACCTGTTACTTCTTCTATCGTTTCATAGGTTGTTTTGATAATATTATCATAATTATCTTTATCTTCAAAATCCATTTCAAAACAACCATATTCATCTTGTTCCATATCATCACATTTATTTACAAGTGTGAGGAGAAATACATCGCGACCATTATTTACCTTTTCATTCTTAATATTCTTAATAATCATTTTAAGAATATCAGTTTGATCGGATGTATTAAATGGTGAATTAATATCAACAATATGAATAATAATATCAAGTTCAGAAAAATTATCTTCAGTCCATTTATAATAGATATCTTTTGTTTCGGCATCATTTAGACCCGGAATATCAATGATATCCAGATATACATTTTGTGGAAGATCTGTAAAATTGTTAATCCTAGGAATTATATTTTCAACAAGGTTACAATTCTCATTTGTTAACGTAACCTCACCACTAAAGATTTTTTGATTGTTTTCCTTATTCTTATCAAGAATCTTCTTTTTTTCTTCCTTGTTATTGTAGATTGTTTTATTCGTTTCTCTGTAGATAGACGGTAGCATTGTAGTCCTACATTTTTTCATTTCTTCATACTGATTCACACAGATAGCATTGAGTAATGTAGATTTACCACAACTTACACAACCAACCAATCCAATCCTTATACTGTTTCTTTTATCCATCGTATTCACTGTATGATAGGTTTTGTTACTCATGTTTTTTAGTCTAGTTTAAAGTTATATTAAACCCTAAACTTCAAATTTTAGATTAAAGAATGTATCAAAAGAATAAGTTTTGATCTAATTCTAGATATTAAAGAATAAATGATAATATTATATAATATGACTACCAAATTATCAAAAGATGGTTATAAAATCATAAAAAAAGACTATGATACAAAAATAATAAAGGAGATCAAAGATGAACTTACAGTAAAACCGTTCAATAATTTTAATAAAGCTCAAATGAATAGTGATGTAGGGCGTTTTGCTGTCTATCTTGAAAGTCCTAAAAAACTTTATTTACCAAGGTTTTATGGGTTTAAGAAGTTTGGACAACCTACAATGGACTTACTTGAAGAAGGTGATACGATTAATTTACCATTCAATGGTGATTTAAGGGAAGAACAAAAACCAATTGAAGAAGTTTATTTAAACAATGCATATAAAAATGGTGGAGGTATCATATCTATTCGATGTGGTGGTGGTAAAACTGTATTGGCATTACATATTATTAGTGTTTTAAAGAAGAAGACCATTGTAGTCGTCCACAAAGATTTTTTAATGACTCAATGGAGAGATAGAATTTTAGAATTCCTTCCTTCAGCACGTATTGGTAAAATACAACAGGATACAATTGATATTGAAGATAAAGATATTGTTCTAGCGATGGTTCAAAGTTTATCAATGAAAGAATATGATGAAGGTGTATTTGATTCCTTTGGTTTAGCGGTTTTTGATGAGTGTCATCATTTAGGAGCAGAAGTATTCTCTAAATCAATGAGAAAAGTAGCATCAAAATATATGCTTGGTTTATCAGCAACACCCAAACGGAAAGATGGATTATCAAAGGTTTTTGAATGGTATATGGGTGAAATAGTTTATTTACAGAAAAAGAAAAATGAAGATTATGCTGAAGTTCAACTCATTGAATGTAAGTTTCAAGATGAAAAATATAATAAAGTTGAACTAAACTTCCGTAAAGAACCATGTATGCCAAAAATGATTAATAATATTTGTAACTATTATCCACGAACACAACTAATTGTTCAAACTGTAAAAAAATACTATGATGAAAAAAGAAGTATTCTGATCTTAAGTGATAGAAGGGATCACCTTAATCTGTTAGCGGTTATGATTCAAGACTTTTCTCCAACAGGATTTTATGTGGGTGGTATGAAGCCCGATGAATTAAGGGATTCACAAGAAAAAGATATTATTTTAGCTACGTTTTCAATGGCGAGTGAAGGTATGGATATTCCAAAACTAAATACCGTTTTTTTAGCTTCCCCAAAATCTGATGTAGAACAATCTGTTGGAAGAATTTTTAGACAAAAAGCATGTGATAGATCATTTCATCCATTAATCGTTGATATTCAAGATAAATATTCAATGTTTGAAAAGCAATGTGAAAAGAGAATATCATTATATCATAAATCAAATTATACACTTTTTAAAGATGGGGAAGAGATAAAGAAAAGAAAGAGAAAAAAGAAAGAAAAAATTGTTGATTTTGCATTAATTGATAGTGATTAATAGTTTTATTCTTATTTTTTTTTATTCTTATAATATAAAATGGACTTTTCAAGGAATGTATCGGGTATTGTTGACGAACTTGATCTTGAAAAAGCATATGATAAATCAATTATTAAATTTAGATTTTTAAATGAAATATGTTTTTATGAAGGTAAAAGAGACCATACTAAAAAATACTATAATGCTTTCCGCTTCATAGTAACGACTGGTAGTATTCTTCTACCCGCAATCCTATCAATGGGTCAAATGGACCCTGCGAAATTACCTGCTAATTTTGATATGATTAGTTATTGGGCTTCATGGACAATATCATTAATGGTTACTGCGAGTAATGGGTTTTTACAACTCTTTTCCCTTGATAAAAACTATTTTAGTTATTCAATGGTTGTTGAACAACTAAAAACTGAAGGTTGGCAATTCTTTGGTCTTTCAGGTAAATATGAAGATTATGAATCTCATCAAGAAGCTTATAAAGTATTCTCAAAATCAATAGAATCTATTAAGAGAAAACAAGTGGAACAAGAATTCTCAAATGGAAAGGGTGATAGTAAAAAGAAGAAATTTGACTTCCATGGTGAAATGAAAAAATTTTCCCAAGAACAAAAATCAATCCAAAACGTCCCAAGCGCGGTTGAAACATTACAAAAGGTTGTCCCTCAACCAGAAAGTATCCAAATGAAGGTTATTGAAGAAGCAGTCGCTGATAAACCGGAAAAAGATGATCAAAAAGATGATCAAAAAGATGATCAAAAAGATGATAAAAAAGATGACAAAAAAGATGATAAAAAAGATGATGTATGAAATATATATAAAGAATAATTTTATTGATTATATATAATGTCTTCATATGAGGTAATTAAAGATCTTATAAGATCAAAGGAATTTAAAGAAAATTATAAGGATTACCTCCAAGGGAAAGACACAACTCTTTCTAATTTCATCGATAATATTGATCTAAATAAAAAATATTACCGCATGAATATTAATAAAAATAAAAGATATAAAAAAGAAACAACTGAAGATACATCGTCTATTAAAGAAATTAATAGTATGATTAATAAAATAACAAATACAAATTATACTATTTTAAAGGATTTAATTATAAAGAGAATAACTGCGGATCATATTATACCCTATATTATTCAGAAATTAACTGAAAGTTCATTTATTCATCATATATACATACCTTATTATGTTGGTATTCTTAAGGAAATAAAATCTACAAAGAAACAACATATTCTACTTCGTTTGTGTAATAAATACCATACAGACTTTTTTTATACAGATAAAGTAGTTAATAATGACTATTCATATGAAGAGTTATGTTCAAAGAATAAGAATATTGATAATATCATTGGATTTTCATTATTTATAAGTCACCTTGAAAAAGAAGATATTATAGATAATTTTATTGAAAAGGTCCTTGATTCCTATATGAATAACCTTTCTTCAGAAAATGAGGTTGAATTATTTAAAATGCTTGTATCATTTGAAAGTATTTCAAAAATTCATTATCAAATAATCCCTGAAAGATATACAATTATTCTAAATGATATAAAGAAAGAAACTAAATCTTCAAAAATAAAGTTTAAAATAATGGATATTTTAGATGAATAGATTTAAATACTATAAAAAATATAAATAATAAAGTAATAAATGACATCTTCTTGGATTGGTAATTTTGCTGGTTTTAATCATACATATACCCCTACAGGGATGGATACAAATATAGATGATTTTTTCAATAAAAAAGAAGAAGATACAAATGTAATTAAAATGATTGAACTGAAAGAATCATTGATTAATATCTTACAAAATAAAGAAGAAATAGATTTCACAGATGATATTGTTGTTGACAGTTTTAGTGAAGGGGAAGAAGAAGAGGAAGAAAATGAAAATGAAACTGAAAAAGGAAAGATAGATGTTATGATAAAAAAAATAAATTCCTTTATTCAAGAATTCATAGTATTACAAACAGCATTGAACAAAATTAATAATGAATTTCAATCGGAAGTAATATCTCTTCAAAAGAATATTACAACAATTGAGAGTATGATATCATTTTTAAAGAAATTACCAGATGATTATAAGGATGAAACTATTCTGAAGGATATTATTGATAGTATGCATCAATTAAGTCAAAAAATAATTAAAAATGAACAAATTCAAAAACTAAAAATAGACTATGTTCAAAAAAGAAGAGAAATGGAAAAATATATCTACTTCATGAAGAAGTTAAATAATTTTAATCATTGTAATATATGTCCATTATGTTTCACAAATACAGTTGATCATTTCTTAGACCCGTGTGGACATACCTTCTGTAAAAGCTGTATTCAAGGTCACCTTCGTAAGAATGGAGAATTAGATCTATATCAAGTTGGGAGAGATGATAATTCTCAATGTTGTTATTGTAGAGAAAGAATAAAAACAGTGAGACAACTTTATTTCTTATAAATGTAGTTAGAAATCAATACAAAAAGATAAAGAATAATATATTTATCCGAAACGAGGGTGTAATACTTCAGGTAAAACTTCATGACGAAGTGGCTTATTAGTAGTCCTTTGTAGAGTATCTGGAGACATAGGGTCGGCACCAGGAACATAATCATATCCTAATGTAGGGCCAGTGAAGCCGTATCTACCTGAAGGGGGGGGACTATCATCATCGGGTGGCCTGAAATCATTTAAAAGGATCTTGTTCCTGAGTTGTGGATTATCTAAAAGTGCTCCAAGTTCACTTTCATCAAGTCCAAATAATAATCTTGGTTCAATACCTATCATTTCTAATTTCTTTTTCTTTGAAGAAGATTTTGGTTTTGATCTACTCTTTGGTTTTGATCTACTCTTTGGTTTTGATCTACTTTTTGGTTTTGATCTACTTTTTGGTTTTGATCTACTTTTTGGTTTTGATCTACTTTTTGGTTTTGATTTACTCTTTGATTTTGATCTAGTCTTTTTCTTTTTCCCTTTAGGAGCTAAATGGAGTGGTAGTCCAGGATTAATTCTTTCACCTTTTATCTTTAATAACAGTTTTGTTGTTTTTTCAAGTTCCCTCTGAATATCCTTTTTTGTAGCTTTCTTCTTTTGAGGCATATATATTATTAGATAATATTATATTTGTTCTAATAATTGTTTCATAAACTCTCTTTTCTTACTAATTGATTTTTTATTCCTTACAAAGATATAATAGTCATTTGGATTAATTGTTACGGTCTTTATTGAAGTTACTTTTAATCCTATCTTTCCATTTTCAATAAATAAAATCGTTCCAGCATGTTCAATTTCAAACGTATCCCTACGAACACATTGAATCCTATCTTGAACATATAAACTTTTTTCTTCAAGGTCCAATCGAAAAACTTTCTTCTTAACTTCAAATGGCAAATAGTATAATAATGTATCCTTTTTATCAGGCGACCATTCTAGAATGCTTTTTAATGGTTCAATATTCATAGTATAGATTGATATTATTTATTTAAATAAAATTTGATATTTTAAATAAAGTATTTAGGTAAAAAGATTAATGACATTATTTCAATACGCAATGACACTACTCCATATGAATGATAAACTATTCAATGATGTATTCCCTTTCACATTTAAGAAATCATTGATCCTAAATAAGGATAAAGGAATTAAAGTAAAAAAAACATGCGAAACAAATGAAAGTTTTATGAAGTTTTCTTGGTCTTGGACATTATAATATAAAATTTGAATAATTTTATTACCTTTGATGTTAAAGTAAAAAAGAAAAAAAGGAAAAAAAAGAAAAAAAG